CCGGGGCCTCGCCCTCAGGGAGCGGGTGAAGCTCGTGCAGTGCCGGTATCGAGTGCCCGCCGTCGTTCCCATCCTTCGCATGATGGACAAGGACACGCCCTATGGTTCCCTCGACGGCACGATCTACCGGAAGGGCCAGGAGGACCACGACTATCTCGTCAAGGGCGGGTACTTCCAGACCTACGACGTCCTGAAGATGATAGTGAGATTCGCCTACTGGTGCGGAAATGTCTACCTGAAGGACGTCCTGAGCCCTTATGACCACTGGGAATTCGGCATGGTCCCCCTGTGGTGCTACATCCGGGCTCGAGACAACATGCCGTATGGGGTGATCCGGAACCTGAGAGACCCGCAGATCGACCTGAACAAGAGACGGAGCAAGGCGCTGTTCCTGTTGTCGGCAAATCAGATCATCGCCGAGAAGAACGCTGTGGATGACAAACTCGAAACGGTCCACGAGGCGAACAGCCCGGACGGGTACATGGAAGTCGCCGCAAACAAGCGCTTCGAACTCGTCCGGAATGTAGAGCTCAGCGCCTCCCACGTCCAGATGGCCCAGGACGACGAGCGCTTCATCAACCAGCACGGCGGCAACGTCGACCCCGAGATCGCCAAGTCACGCAAGGAAGTTTCAGGCAAGGCCGTGAATCTCCTCGAACAGGGCTCACAACTCGCGGGCGGCCAATACTGGGATAATTACTATCTCGCCTTTCAAATGGCCGGGGAGATTCGCCTTGTCCTCATAGAGCAGTTCAGGGACCAACAGGAAGACCTCCTTATCAGCGGGGATACTCAGAAGCAGGAGTTTGTCACGATCAACGAGTTGCGGCCCGACGGGTCCATCCAGAATCCCGTCACCAAAGCCAAGGCCCGCTTTATCGTCGGCAAGCAGGACTACCGGGAAACCATCAGGCTCGCCCAGTACCAGATGCTTAATGAGCTTATCATGAACCTGTCGAGGACTCAGCCCCAAGTAGCCCTCGCGGTCCTCGACCTCGTCATCGACCTCATGGACGATCTTCCCAACAAGGACGAATGGCTGCAACGGATCAGGAAGATCAACAAGCAGCACGCCCCCGAGGACACGCTGTCCGAGGAAGAAAAGAAGGAAGTCAAGCAGCATGAGGACGAAGAGAAGCAGAAGCAAAAGATGATCGAGCAGATACAGATGGCCATGCTCGCCGCGAAGCTGAAGACCGAACAGACAAAGGGCGATTCCCAGGAGAAGAAGAGCCTCAAAGAACAGATTGACGCCCAGGTCAAGCAGTTGGAAGGCTACCTCAAGGCCCTTGAAGCGGCGCAAGAGATTCAGATCAACCCGGCCATCACGGCGGCGGCGGACAGCATCCTGGAAGACGCACGGAAGCTTGGCCAGGTAGAAAACACCGATCCGAACCAAAGACAGATAACTCAAGGGCCGCAAGGCCCGCAAGGAGGCATCTAATGGCTGTAGGCGATCTTACGAAAGTCCCGTCTGGCGGTATTCAGATAAGCCCCAAGGTTGCAAGGCTGTGCGGCACCACGACCACGATGTACGAAGGGAGCGAAGAGGGCCAGGTCAAGAGCCTCACGACTGCCGGCGTCTTTGCGGAGCTGACGACTCCAGCAAAGCTGCCGGGCCGAATCGTTGCCCTTGTCTACACAGGGATTACGGTCACATACGGCGGTGTGTCGGCGACGACCGCTATCATCGCGATCCTCGAGGACGGCAACATTTACGTGATCCAGCCGGACGGCTCGGTCAAGTACGTGCTGAGGAACCTGAACTGCGGAGTCCGGGATGCCTATTACTACTCGAACTACCTGTACGTAGTGCTTGACGGCGTGCCCCAGGAAGGGTCGAGCGTCGTCAAGATACAGCTGGCCTAAGCATGGACGAGCCCGCTACCTCGATAGGCCACGAAGGTCCGGACAAGACGCAAGCCGAGAAGGACATGGACATCCTCATCGAGGCTTTGCGGATCAGGTCCGACCGGGAGCGGTTCTTGAGGGCCAAGCAGGTGACGGGGCCGGACGGGCGGAACATCGCCAATATCTACGGGATATTCTGAGATGAGCAGAGGAGGGTTGGTGCCAATGCCAAAGTCAAACTGGGAAGATGAGTACGAAGTGAGAGAGGACCTTCGGGCCGTGGCGCGCTCCTGTGCCGTCCACAAAGATCCGGAGAGGATGAAGAAGGTGAAAGCTCTCGCGAAGAAGATGATCGAAGAGAGCAAGGCCGAGAAGGCGGCGGCAGAGGTAAAGATCGAACTCGCAGAAGGAAAAGACGTTTAACAGGAGGATACGATGTACACCGAGGATAAGATCATCGCGGCGATCATGGAAGTCAGAACAGTGGTCACAAAGCTTTATGCCCAGACCTACGGTGACTCGCCTAATCTCTTCACCGTGGACCTGAATGACGACGGAAAAGTTGAGAAGGCAGATATAGCCAGAGGCGAGTAAAGGAGGCCCAGGATGGGAGATTCAGCGAGCATAGCAGAAGACGGAAGTCAGATTAAGATCGACCTGGAGGCCCCTTCGGCTCCCCCGGAGAATAGCGGCTTGTCTCAGGACGAGTGGGACAATCTGACGACCGAGGAGAAAGAGGGCTTCATGGATTCCCTCACCTTCAACCCGGACGGTGAGGGGAACCAGAAGATCGAGACGCAAGTACTGGAGGAAATCGCGGGGGAACAGACGCCGGTTGTCGAGAAGCCCGCAGAGGAGAAACCGGCCGAAGAAAAACCCGTTGAGGCCAAGCCGGCAGAGCCAGCGGCAGAGAAACCCGCAGAGGCGGCACCCGTCACCCAGGAAGTCGTTGTCACCGACATGGACCTCCTCGCGTACCGACCGACCGTCATGGCCAAGGAACTTGAAGTCAAGGTCCTGGTTCCTCAGGACGTCATGAACGCCCACAACGAGAAGCTCGCGGCCCTTCGCACGAAGAAGGAAGAAGGCGAGATCACGGATGCCGAGTACGAGACGCAGCGGGACGCGATCAAAGACGAGCTTTCCGACTGGAAGTCGACGGAGCGTTACCGCCTCACCGAAGAGAAGCGCGATGCCGTCGTGTGGGACAAGGAGCAGGAGGCCTTTCTTCGCGCCCGTCCCATGTACCTCGGAGATCCTGTCCAGGGGAGCAACAAGTTCACCAAGACCCCGAAGAGCGCCGCCCTCATGGGTGCCCTCAACGAGGCTATGAAGACTGTCGAGGCGCAGAACCCGGGGTTGCCGGGCATGCAGCTCCTCATCAGGGCGGATCGGTCCGTAAGAGAGGCCTTCGGATTGCCCATGCCGGGGGGGAAGAAGGAACAGGTAAAGGTCGAGACCAAGCCTGCCGACACAAAACCCCCGGCCCCTAAACCTGACCTCGTGGATCTCGGCAACCTCCCCGCAGCGGGGGACAACAAACCCGGCGGCCACTGGTCGGCGGTCGATGCCTTCCCCGGTGACAAGCTCGAAGACTGGCTGTCCAAGCAGTCGGATGCCGTGCGCGATGCGTATCTCAGGGGGAATTGACGTGGCCGGCCTCATGAAAGAGATCAGAGTGGGTGAGACATTGGAATTCGAGCTTACCCACGCAGAGGATGGGATAGGATTCTCGTCCGTCTCGATCAGGCTCACCGAAGTGGTGGGGAGGAAGGCGATTTTCAATATCGTGGCGAACAAGGAAGCGATACCGATAAAGCATGTCAAGGTTCAGGACCAGGAGGGTTCCCGTGGAAGAGTATAGGGTCGTCGAAGAGAACTCAGTGGGGGTGCTTCAGAATGTTGTCAACGCGCTCCTGGCCGAAGGATGGGAAGTCACCGGGGGATTCACAAGTTTCAATGAGGCGCCAAAGGCCCTGCCGAATGGACAGATTGTAGAACCCCGCGTGTATTGCCAAGCCATGATTAAGGCGCCTGATCGAGATGCCACAGTAAAAACCGAGGAGGTACAGGAAGTACCGGAGGGTCCTGGTTCCGAGGGGACCCAGTTCAAGACGGACAAGCAGTACCGAGAGCAAGAGGCGTAAGCCCTCTCTCATAAATCGACCAGGACGGTCAATCAAGGAGGCCAGCGATGGCTCAAACCATGGTGGGGCTTAACGACCCCAAGGCCGTCAAAAGGTGGAGCGCAAACCTTACGGTCGATGTGGCCCGAAAGGGTCATTGGACGAACAAGTGGATGGCGGCAGGCCCGACAGCGACCAAGCCCATTTGGTGCTTGACGGACCTGGAAAAGGCAAAGGGGGAGATGGTCAGCTTTGACATTAGCATGCAGCTCAACGCCGCACCGATCAATTTCGGTCGCCTGGCCGCGTAAGCGGTCTTGAACAGAGGGTGAAATGCGGGAACATCCTAAAGCCACGGAGACCACAACGGAGCTTGAAAAAGCAAACGTGACGGTTAAAAAACTTCGTGGATTTGTCTATGCTTCATCGCGCAATAATGTTATAATGTTGAAGCCGTATATTGCGATGAAGGAGGACAGAATGGAAAATCCGCAGGCAAGCCCGGTCGAAGATGGTCATTTGTGTAAGAAGTGTGGGCAGAGAAAACCGTTGGGTCAATTCAGGTTGCACACAACGCCTCGGAATCACGTAAGAAAAATCTCCAACTGGTGTATTGAGTGTGACAGGGAATGGCACAAACAGCATCGTCTGACCCATCCGGAAGTCAGGGCAAGGCAAGCAATACAGGCAAACAACTGGCGGCTCAACCATAAAGACAAGATAGCGAAGGCCCGCCACGATTATCGACGCAAACACGACGCAGAGAATAAGGCGAAAATCTACGAAGTGTATGGCAACAAGTGCGCGTGTTGCGGCGAAACAAACCCTGGCTTTTTCACGGTAGACCATGTCAACAGTGATGGCCACCTTGAACGGAAAAAAGGCTATTACACAAGCGGCTCCCAGTTTTATGAATGGCTCGTCAAAAGGAACTTCCCCAAAGAGTATCAGGTTCTTTGTTACAACTGCAATTTGGGGAGAGCCAGGAATAATGGGATATGTCCTCACCGGGAAGCTTCAACGACTATGGCGGAAGCCAGTACGGCCGAGCGGCCGGAAGCGCCCTCTGCCCCTGAAATTATAGGGGCAATGATATAGTCTCTCCCTTGGGGAAACCCAAGGCTGTCCGAAAGGACGGGGCAGGAAATAGCGAGCCTGCTCGAAGATAGATGCGAAGGCGATGAGGAGGCCGAAGGCAAGGGCGAAAAGCTGTATTTCTTTACCCAGACCTGCTACATCGACCAGGAGCGCGAAGTCGTAAATGTCGGGGGCAGAATGACCCAAAAAAGGACACTCCACGACCTCCGCATGGTCGCCCGCGCACGTACCTCCGATCTTTGGGGCCGGATTTTCGACCAGATCATCTTCTCCTACCTCTCGGGCGCCCGAGGCTCTGACACCACATGGGCCTTCCCGACCACATGGGCAGGCAGGGCGAACAACTCCCTGACAACCCCGGATTCCAGCCACATCGTCTATGGCGGCGTGGCAACCTCCTCGGCCTCTCTCGCGGCTACCGACACGATGAGCACCCTGCCCATCGACAAGGCGGTCGCATACGCGAAGATGATGGGCGGCGGGGGACCGGCCTACTCGGAAGTCCCGCAGATCCAGCCCTGCAACATCGACGGCGAGGAAGTCTTCTTGTGCGTCATGAACCCGTGGCAGGAGTTCAACCTTCGCCGGAACACGACCAGCATGGACTGGGCGGACATCCAGAAGGCAATGGCCATGGCGACCGGCAAGAACAACGAGTTCATGAAGGGCGGAATGGGCATGTGGAATAAGGTTGTCCTTCAGGTCCACCAGAACGTCGTGCAGTTCACCAACTACGGCTCAGGCGCGAACGTGGCGGCTTGCCGTGCGCTCTTCTGCGGCATCCAGGCGGGCACGATGATCCAGGGCCAGGCCGGCGGCAACCTCAAGTTCGGATGGGTCGAGAAGACGAGGGACGGCGACAACCAACTCGACATCTTCACGCACACCATCTGGGGATTCGTGAAGACGACTTTTAACGGCTACGACTTTGGCGTGATGGCGATCGATACCGCCGCCACCAAGCCGTAAGAGCCACTTACCAAAGGAGGTAACAGAACATGGCTGCAAACACCATTTCTACGACAAGCATCAACAACCTGTGGGTCAAGCCCGCGCTCAACGCCATCGGCGGGGCGAGGATGGAGCACAGGACGGTTTCTCTTCTCACGACCGACGAAGTCACCTCGCAGATTTACGCGCTGGCGATCCTGCCGGCCGACCACGCCATCATCGATATGTACATCGAATCCGCGGCGCTTGATTCGTCTCCGACCTTGGCTGCAGTGGCGAACGTCGGTATCCTCAACGCCTATGCCCCGGGCTTCACATCGCCCACTTCCGGCGTCGGCACGCAGTTGGACGGCGGGGGTTCCCTCACCTACGGGTCTTACAATTCGAACAGCATCACCGACTCGACCGCCAGCCCGATCCTTATCACCTCGCTCAATATGATCACGGGCACGACCATAGTGCAGGCGGGCGGGAGAAAGGGCATCGACCAGCCGGGAAACTCCAGCTCCTATGGCGCCGTGACCAAGATCGGGGTCGACAAGACCCTCGACAGGATCATCGCGCTTCAGTTCACCACGGCACCGGGGACCGCAGCGGCAGGCAATATCGACATTTACCTGCTCATCGACCGTGACCAGTAACAGACGAAGGGGTCGAGGCCAAACCCCGGCCCCTCGTTTTTCACACAGGATGAAAGGAGGGTAAAAGGATGTGGGTAGAATGCCTCACGATAAGGGTAGGACATACGATAGTGGACTTCAAGGACTTCAGGTACACGTTTCAGCCTCCCGTGGGCGCTCAGGACGATGAGTGGACGACCTCGGTTGCCAATATCATCGACGATGCGACGCTGAAGTATTTCCTTGGAGACAAGGAGAAAGGCACTCCCGGCCGCGCGAACTTCCGGCCCTATGACCGGGCCAGAACGGAACGGGAGATGATGGAGCGGCGCAAGGCGAAAGCGGCGCAAGACAAAAAGTTCCAGGGGTATAGCCTTGAAAAATTGGAGCTTGCCGGCCAGGACCGCGGGTACATGATCGTCGACTACCGCGGGGACTCGGTCAAGTTCATGGGCGCCGAAGGGCGATGGTCGGGGTCGATCAGCGAGATATCCGGGGCTCCGTTCGGCCATCTGAGGCAGGCAGAGGAGTATCTCATGAAATTCGTTAAAGGCCTGCCGCTCCCCGAGTTCGTAGCCAAGAAGGAATACCCCTGCAAGGAGTGTGAGGAGTCCTTCGACGATCCGGGCGGGCTCTTCGAGCACTGGAAGGCGGCGCACCAGAAAGCAGAAGCCAAGGCGCCCTCGACAGAAGAGGAAGCATCAGGCCCCAAGAAGAAATACAAGACCCCGGCCGACCAGGCGGCCTAACGCATGTCCTACATGGTGCAGCAACTCTTTTTCGACATCCTTCAGCGAGCCGGCCGCCTCGACAACCCCGCAGGCATCACTCTCCTCGGGGCCGCCAACTCCATTCAGTCGATGCTCGTCAAGAAGCTCGCTGACAGGCGGTCGGACCTCCTGGCGACGAATGACCTTGGAGGGCTTCAGATACCTCCCTACGGGAACAGCGTGGCCCTGCCCACGGGCTTTATCGCCATGGCCGAGAAGCCCAAAGTCCAGGACGTCTATACCGATTGGATGATGGGCTCGGTCGTGAGCTACAACAACGTGACGGGGGCCCTTACCGTGGCGGTTGAGAACGGCAACGGGACGGATACCCTGTCGGACTGGAATATCGCGACGGTCCCCGCCCCGGGTCCTGGGAACCAAGCAGCCATCATCGGATCGGCCACGGATACCATAACCGTCGTCTCTTCGGGGAATGTGAGTTTCACGACGACTCCCGCGGGTATGAACCTTTCTCCCGGCGCCATGCTCTACATTCTCTCCCAGAACCTTCCGCCGAACTACCAGAGCCGCCACAGAACAATGCAGCCTTACTATCTCAACGACGAACCCGAGGAGCACGACCTGGAGTGGTGGAACTGGTACGGCCTTTACGGATGGGGGATGTACGGAGAGCAGCCGTGCATACACCCGCGGTATTTCCGGGTGATCGGGACGACACTCTATGTCAGGCCGAAGCCCATCCTTGAGATCCTCATCGTCGGCAAATACTTCGGCCTTCCCGCGAATCTCACGGAGCAGTCCGTCATTCCATTTAACGGCCTGTTCGACGAGATATTCCGTGCGGGCATTATCAGGATCATCGCAAAGGGACTTGAGATTCCCGACTCAGACCCGGACTTCATGGCCTTTCTGGCCCGAGAGTTTGACGGCGTGATAGGGGTAAGGATGCACATCCTCCCCCAGACCAGGACGAAGCGGTCCAACTTCATGTAGCGAGACGACATGGTCCCTATTCTCGACGGCGGAAGCGCACAAGGTACACCTTCAGGCCCTTCCGGACTGGCAACGACTACCGAGATACTCCTCCTCGCGGGAAACCAGCTTGAGGACGCGACCGGGGTAAAGTGGACTGCGGATGCCATGGTCCCTTACCTCAACATGGCGATTGCGGCCATCGTCAAGCTTCAGCCGCAGGCCCTCCCGACGCTCCTTACCTTGAACCTCATTGCGGGGACGGCGCAGTACCTTCCGAGCAATACCAGAATGCTGCTCGACGTGGTTTGCAACATATCGGCGCAAGGAGTACCGGGGACCGTGCCGGGGAAATTCAGCCGCAAGAAGATGGACATGCTTCTTCCGGACTGGCAAACATGGACGGCGAATGCCATCGTTCAGTTCGTTCTCATCGATGACGACGACCCGTTTACGATCTATACCTTCCCGCCTCAGCCTGCCGCCAACCGGGGCGCCCTTCAGTTGAAGGTATCGCAGATGCCGAACGACATTGTAAACACGGACGATCCTTTCCCGCTCGACATCTCGTACCGGAATGAGTGCGTCGACTATCTCATTTACCGGGCCCTGTTCGAGGAAACGACGATACCGAACGCCGTGCAGAAGGCTCAACAGGCTTTGCAGAACTTCTCTCAGGCCATGGGCGTGACGATACAGCAAGTGCAGGCAGTGGAGCAGGAGGAGAAGTGAGCCTATTGAGGACGTTTTACATGCTTCAATAAATT